TAGTAAAATATTGTAAGAGTATCTTACGATAAATATCATTATGCCACGCTTATCTCTATATAAACCAGAAAAAGGGCTCGACTATAAATTTATAGATCGCCAAGCCAGCGAAATGTTCCAAGTCGGAGGAGTAGATGTATACGTCCACAAATATCTTGGTTCTAATACCAGTGCTGAAAATGCCACTGCGGATCAGCCTAATTATGCCACTACCAGCGTGACAAATATACAGGATTTGTTATTCCTAGAAAATCGAGATCGTACATACGATACAGAAATCTATAGAATTCGCGGCATGTACAGTGCCCAAAACATTGACTTCAATCTAAGTCAGTTTGGTTTATTTTTAGACAGTGATACTATGATGTTGACTGTACATATCAACGATATAGTAAAAACTATTGGCCGTAAACCTATTACAGGCGATGTTTTAGAATTTCCTAATCTAAAAGATGACTTTGCTCTTAATGCACAAGATTTTAGTATGCCTCGATATTATGTGATCGACGATGTTACTCGTGCTAGCGAAGGGTATTCAGTGACTTGGTTCCCGCATTTATACAGATTGCGACTTAAACGCATAACAGACAGTCAACAATTTGCACAACTGCTTAATCAGCCTGCTACAGATGCAAATGGTGATCCAAGCAATACTACTCTCCGTGAGTTGATCAGCACTCATAATCAAACATTACAAATTAACGATCAGATAGTTGCACAGGCAGAAGCCGATGCACCTAAGAGCGGATATGAAACTCGTCAATTCTATACACTAGCTGTTGATCCTACTAATGGAAAACCAGTTCTAGAAACAGCAGATGAAACAACACTAGATGCTAGCAATGCCAGCTACAGAGCCAGTGAGGACAATGGTCGTCCAGTACGAACTGGCTATACTGGTTATCTAGTAGGTGACGGCATGCCGGTCAATGGTTACGATTTTGGTCACGGTATTCAATTTCCGCCCAATGCTGGTCCGGATGACTTCTTTTTACGTACTGATTTTTTACCTAATAGATTATTTAGATTTGATGGAAAACAAAATGCTTGGATAAAAGTTGAAGATGCTGTGCGTATGAATATGACCAACAATGATACACGAAGCACACAAAAAACTGGATTTATTAACAACAGTTCTTACACCTATAATGAATCAATTGCTACTGATGTTATTGTGTTAAATCAAGGCGATCATATTATTAACACTAGAATTCTATACACCCTTGGTAGCTCTGCTCCGTACATTGTTTTAAAATTAGGAACAGTACAATTAGAATATCAAGTGTCTGCTTATGCAGGTTTAGTCACTTCATATAATTATACTAATCCAGTAGGTGTGACCAGTACTAATTTAAAAATAACTCTACCTATTATTAGTAGCGAACAACAGACTATTCCTCTTGCTGGTGAATGGACTGTGACCTTGTATAATATGAGAGAAGCTCAACGACAAAGCCTTAGTCAGGCACTTAAACCTAAGGCGGATCTATAATGCAATTCTTCTACGATGGTCAGATAAGACGATACATTACACAAACTATTCGTGTATTAAGTAATTTTGTAGTACAATACGGCGATGGTACGCTGGTACGCATACCTGTAATATATGGCGATCAAGATCGACAGGCTGCTAGTATTATCAATCAAAATAGTGAAAACACTATTAGCAGTGCGCCAAGAATAGCAGTATATGTTGGCAGCTTAGAACTGGATAGAGAACGATTATCTGATTCAACCTATGTAGGCAAATTAAACTTCCGTGAGCGTGATACACAGGTTGATATGGATCCTATGAGTCCTACCTATGGGCAGACTGTTTATAATCAAAATCAAGGTCGTAACTATACAGTTGAAAGACTAATGCCAACACCCTATAAATTAACTATCAAAGTTGATATTTGGAGTTCTAGTACCGAACAAAAATTACAGATACTTGAACAAATACTAGTGTTGTTCAATCCTAGTTTAGAATTACAAACTACAGACAACTATATCGACTGGACTAGTTTAAGTGTTCTTAATTTAGATTCAATGTCTTGGAGTAGTCGTCAAGTACCAGTCGGTACTAACTCTCCGATAGATGTAGCTACCTTAACATTAACTACTCCAATTTGGATCAGTCCCCCAGTTAAGGTCAAGCATCTTGGTGTTATTACCCGCATTGTTACTAATCTATGGGCTAATACATCTACCAGTCCAGTTGGTTATATTGACGGATTAGGTCAAGATCCTGCTGGAGCGGTAGGCACTACATCCTTTAGCGATTTATTATGGTCAAGTGACACAACTATAGGTGGTTGGGGTATACAAGTATATGCTGGACAGGCTCAACTATTGAATCCCGGCGAAAATGTTTTACCAGCAGAACCAACATTAGATAAATCTGTAAGACAAGGTACTCCAATTAATTGGCAAACAGCCTTTGATCAATATCCTGGAAAATATATTGCAGGCTCGAGTATGTTGTATCTCATACAACCTAATGGAACTTATGTGGTAGGAACCATAGCAATTAATCCATTAGACAATACCATACTGCAAGTTAATTGGAATCCTGATACACTAACATCTAATACTGGTATCGATAGCACCGGAAAACTAGATACTGACGGTGGATATAATGCTGCTGGTAGTTATAGACCTAATAGTCCTGGTACATTTGATGCTATTATAAATCCTCAAACATACGATCCTAAGAGACCAACTGGTACGGAAGAAACAGATCAAGCAGTAGCAGTGGGTACTAGATTTTTAATTGTTGAAGATCTAGGTAGTCAAGATAATCCACCTGGCACTGGACCATCTGCTTGGCAAAGCACTACGGGCACTGATTTTATTGCTAAAACAAATGATATCATAGAGTGGACTGGTACACACTGGAATGTGATTTTTAACGCTATTCAAGAATCAGACACTATGGTCTGGCAAACTAATATATACACTGGAGTTCAATACTTATGGAACGGAGTTTCCTGGGTCAAGAGCTTTGAAGGTGAATATGGTGCCGGCCAATGGAAAATAGTATTGTAAAAGAATCAATTGTATGTAGTGGTGCGTTATTTTACGCAAAAACCACTCGACGATTTCTATTGCTACAAAAAGCCACAGGTAAACATGAAGGCACCTGGGGCCTAGTTGGTGGTACTAATATTTCCGGTGAAACTCCGTGGCAAGGATTACAACGTGAGATTACCGAAGAGATTGGCAGTCTACCCAATATCTTTAAAACTATTCCATTAGAAACATTCGTATCTAATGATCGAGTTTTTAATTTCCATACGTATTTGTGTGTTGTAGAAAATGAATTTATCCCAGTTCTTAGTGGTGAGCATTGTGCATGGGCATGGGCAACTATAGACCGTGCTCCTAAGCCATTGCATCAAGGACTGCGTAATAGTTTTAGCAGTAAAATAATTCGAACAAAATTAAAAACTGTATTTGATCTAGTAGATCTAATTTAGATTTTAGCTTCTTTCCTGTACTGCATAGTTACTTCTACATTAAGCTCTGATTCAGGATTACGTATTGTAGATAATCCCCAGAGTTTTTCTTTAAATCCTGATAAGAGATTTAATTCAGTACAGTTAGTTAATGTGTCAACTATTTTGTCTACCAGTATGTCGTGATTGCTTAAACATAAATGATTGTATCTAGTATCTAGCCCAATCCATGGGATATCATTAAGCTCTTCGCTTCTGGAAACCTCTAACAAATTGCCTTTAGAAAAGATTAAATTTGGAAAATCTAACTCTTTTTGTGGATTAATATTATAATTAAATCCTCCCCAAACTACTAAAGGTTTACGCCAACATCTTACTGTAGCAATATTATTCAACCATCCGAGTCGATGTAAAAACGATTGAAGGTCAAGAGCTGGGCGTTGTATGTACTTAACATATGATTCAATTGCTTTGGTGCGATCTTTACCTATCCGATCTATTAAGTCAGTTTCCCATATATGATAGTTGCTGACTTCTGGAAATTCTTCATAAAACCAAAATCTAGCAGGATCAGTTACTACAAAGATCAGTTGATCTTCCGGTGTTATTAGATTAGTAACAGCATCTATATATCTACAAGACCAATCCTGGCCGGCGCCTGGCATACTTTGATTAGCTAGTTTATATCCTAGTCTGTTGGCAAGAGCGCTGGTCCAGATTCTAGGGTTAGTATGTCCTGGCGGAATATAACTGAAACTATCGCCGGTAACGTATAAGGTTGGCATTAGTCATCAATATCTGGCATAGTGTCAGGATCATCAAACAACTCATGGGGCCTCCATGGGTTAGCTCTGGCATTTTCATGAACTACAATATCAAACGCAATACTGACTCTTTCTTCTGGACCAGTGTATACTTCACTGTAGTGCGGTAACCAGCTGGGGAATAATATTAAATTGCCTGCATCATTTGGAAAATAACTAAGTTCTTGCTGACGTATAGGATTTTCCAATGCTAATTTAGCATGGCTATTACTTACATAGTACGTGCCGGACAAATAACTGTGTTCATCCGACAAGTGCATGTGTCGGCTAATAAACTGATCTTTTCTAAGAACATTTGCCCAAGCATGAATGAATACACGCTTTCTAGGAAATCCTAAATTTTTTAAATGTAGTAGATAGTGACTACGGAACATATTAAAAAGATCTCTAGTTTCAGGAATAGGTGGAAACTTTTCAAAAGCCTCTCCACCTTTTCGAGGAATAGAATCATCTAATAGATGATGTTGTTTCCACTGTTGAGTATATTGATATGGATCACTATCATTTTTCGGAACTTCACTGACCAATTCTTCTTTAGCAATGATACCTTGCTCCATATCTATACAGTATTGTTTCATGGTCTTCATTAACTCAATACTGCCGTCCTTAGCGTAATATAAAGGCACCCTAAAATTTGGTGCAAATTTATTTTTAGGACGGACTCCTTCCCACCAACTTGTCGGCATAATTATTCCTCTGAGTCTGAATCTTCTGCGTTTACATTGCCTGGAATATAGACTAATTTGCCGACTTCTGGCAGATACAAGTACTTTAATTCACTACGACGCAGAGTGCTTAGTGCATCATCGATTGTTTCTACTAGTGGATCTCCACCTAAATTGAAACTAGTGTTAAACAATATAGGTGTGCCAGTAGCAGTATTAAATGCACTGATTAGATTATAATAGTGTAGATTCTGTTCTGCTGTTACTGTTTGAATACGGCAAGTACCGTCGACGTGAATAATGCTTGGAATCTTATCGGCAACACCGGGTTGGCAATTAACAGCATACATCATAAATGGACTGTTATCCATGCCTCGTAGATCGAACCATTCGTGTACATTTTCTTCTAGGATTGTGCCGGCAAACGGACGGAACCATTCACGATGTTTAACTCCATTAACAATGTCTTTACCATTTTTAACACGTGGATCAAACAGGATCGAACGATTACCTAGAGCACGTGGACCACCTTCTGATCCGCCTTGATACATACAGACAATCTTTTCGTCAAGCAACAACTTAACTATGTCATCATAACTAGCGTCAGTAACTGTTTCACCTGCAGATGCGTCTAAATCTAACTTATAGTCACCATACTTTTCAAAGTAGTTAGGACCATAGTAAATGGTCTTAGGCTTGCGTATAGTCATATCATTAAATTCAGTGTGATGAATAAACTTAGCGGCACCAATACATGTACCACCATCATGACTAATTGGTTCTACATATAGATTAACACCTTCTGGCAAGTGTGCTAGATATTCGTAGTTAGCCACACAATTAAGACCAAAGCCGCCAGCGATACAGATGTTAGTTTGTCCAGTACGCTCGATAGCATCTAGGATCAATCGGACCATTTGTTCTTGACAAGCCTGTTGTACAGCAAATGCAAGATCCTGTGCCATTTCAATACTATCTGTATCAAGTGCTGGGAACAATGTTCTATCAACATAGGCACCGTTAGGATAGTTAGGCACGAACAGATTACGATTACTTAAATGACGTGCTTCTTTGCCATGGAAAATAAATGGTATCTTATCATTGGGCTTGCCGTATGGCGCAAGACCCATAGCTTTACCTGCTTCAATGAATGGAAAACCGCAATAGTTGGTCATTGCTTCATATACTTTAGTAATACCTGGATGATCTGTGAAGATCACATCATGTAAGTCTTGTGGCTTACCTCGATTATCGTGAGGACAATTTAGTTTTTCATAAAGTGTCTGAGGTCCACGTACTCCGATGTGTTTAAATTTAGTGGCAAAATCGCCTGGATAACTTGCACTAAAAATTGTTTCTAGTTCAAAACCAGTAGTTTCACCTAGAGGAATAAATGTACCAGCGCCGTCAACAATTAGAACAGCAGCCTCTTTGAATCCACTGTTATAAAATGTACAGGCTGCATGTAATTCATGATGTATCATACCTAGGTCGACTACCTGCGGATGCTTTTCTACATTAAGATTTTCGATCAGACCAATTTTTCTAGCAAATCCAGTATACATGTCGTCACCGGTAAAATCAATAGTACCAGCTTGAGATAAAGGTTGTGTATGTGCAACTACTAGATAATCAAGTTTATCAGTATATTCTTTGATCTTTAACATGCCTGCTAAAGGTCCACCGTCATATTTTTTACGGCTAAGACGTTCTTCTTCTAGATAGAATACTACTTCACCGTCTTTTAATAAACATGTAGCACCATTGTGACCACGTGTAATACCTGCAATCCATTTTGCCATATTATTCTCCGACCTTATCTTTAATATCTTTCATAATGCTTTTAATCATTTCTTGTTCTTCTTGTTTGCTAAAATTCATCACTGTATCGTTGACTCTATCTGCTAAGTGTGAATCATAGTCACTAACTCTAATTGGACTATATTTTTTAACTGCACCCTTCTTTTCATAAATTTTAAAATAATCAGGATAGGTAACATTTACAGCATACGTACTGCCTATAATTACAGAGCCCGGTTTATTGAAA